AGCCCGGTGCAATTGTGCCGTCACCCGTTGCTGGCGAGGGAGGAGCAGTGCCTCCTGTGGGCGGCGGTGGCGGCACAGGAGGAATGGGCGGCATGGGCGGCTTTGGTCGTGCATTGGGAGGCGTTAATCTTCCTGGCGCAGGAGCCATTCGTGAACTTGGTCAAGAATTTGCTTTTGCTACACAGCAAGTATTGCTCTTTGGTCAAGCGTATAAAATGCTTGCCTTTATTCAGAATTTTCCAGCACAAGTTGGAGAGGCTGTAAGTCAGCTTCAAAACTTCCGCAATACTCTTGGTGCCATTTCTCCGACTGCCGAGGAAGCGGCATCTTCTAATCGTTTAATTCTTGATTTAGTTGAGAAATATAATGTGCCGCTGCAGTCGGCACGAGATGGCTTTACGAAGCTTTATGCTTCTATGGCTCCTGCTGGCTTTAGCGGGGATGAAATCAGGAATTTATTCACTGGCATTACGCAAGCTGCCGCCACGTTTGGCATGAGTGCAGACAAGGTGGATCGCGTGAATTATGCCTTTGCTCAGATGGCAAGCAAAGGTCAAGTAATGAGCGAAGAACTCAAGGGACAACTCGGAGACGTATTACCTGGGGCCATGGCGATTTTTGCAAAGGCCGCTGGATTTGAAGGACCAAAAGCTATTCAAGATTTTTCTGCGGAGCTAGAAGCTGGTAGGTATAAAGGCGAGGCGATGGTTGCATTGCTTAAAAATGTTGGTGTTGTAATGAGGCGGGAATTCGGCCCTGGAGCCGAAGGCGCAGCTTTGACTTTTCAAGGCATTATTAATCGCATGCAAAATTCGATGACTCTCTTATATGAGAGCTTTGAGCCTGTTGCCGTGGGATTTTTGAATACTGTCGTTGTGCCATTAACTGATGGAATTAGGCAAATTTCCGATGGATTTAATGCTTTCTTTACTGGAGCAGCAACAAAAACGAGCGGCGGCTTTGGAATAGCCCAAGAACTTGAACGTCTTAAGCCGACATTTGAAGGCATTGGCCAAAACGTAAAAGCTTTGATTGAGCAATTTGGTCAATTTGCTCGGGCTGGGCTAGAAGTGGGCAAGGTGTTATTGCAAATTGCGGGCAATCCATTCGTCGGCTATTTGGGGCGCGTATATTTAAGCGTTCTCGCGCTAACAACTGCTATTCAGATATTAAATCTGCGTGCGCTTATTCCAATGATCGCAAATTTTGCGCGCTCCGCTTATGCATTGATTACTTTTACTGCGCAATGCGCAAGGGCTGGGCAAGCGGTTCAGATTACAGGATTAATGTTGAGAACATTTTTTGCGACCACTGGCGTAGGAATTGTCCTCCTTGGCATTGGGCTGCTCATTGAAAAATTCATGAGCATGAATCAAGCATTGGCCGACACAAGAGCGAAAGCATTGGGAGCGGCAGACGCAATTCGTTCAATGTCTCAAACTGAAGCACGAGCTGCGGAACAATCAGCTCAATCTGCTTATAAAACTATTGGAGCAATTGCAGGAAGAGCTGGCGAAAAAATACAAGGTCCCGGCGGCGATAGGATTATTGAGATAAGCGAACGAGAATTAAAGCAGCTACAAGGTGTCGGCGCTTTCCAAGCAGCAAAAGATCCGCTTACAGGAAGAATTACTGCGAGAAGAAGTGATATCTTGTCCCTTGCTCCACAAGCTCAGCGACTACAGGCACAAGCCGCAGGTCAAATTCGTGATTTGCGCTTCCAAGAGCAACAAGCACAGCAACAAGCTACGCTTCCTCCCATTCCTGCAGGAGGAGGTGATGAGAAGGGCAACGAAAAAGCCCTCAGGGATGCGGATAAATTGGCGAATCAAGAGCAACAGCTTGCCATTGATGCAGCCAAACGCCAAAACGATTTAGACAAGGCCCTTTTTGAATCTCAAATGATGATGGGCGAGCGTCTATGGAACCAGCAAAGAAGCCTTTTAGATCAAAAACATGAATATGAACTTGCTGGGATGAATTCCATTGAGGCTCGCCAGCGTAAATTCCAGCAAGACTTGATGAAAATTGAGCTTGACCGGATAGAAATTGTTCGCAAGGCGGAGAGCGAAACTCTTAAAGCTCAACAGGAAACAATCGCGACGCAGCGCGTTGCTGCTGCAGCGGGTGGTGCCACTTCTCAGGCGACGGGGCTTCCTGCGGGCGTCACTCAATACATTACAGGAGACCCTTCAAGTCCTTATTACAAGGCTGACCATGGCGGTTCTAATTATCACGAACACCTAGCTTTTGCTTCTCGCGCCTTAGCGGAGGCGGCATACCAACAACTTACACAAGCAGGTGTAAAGGTTACAGAGTTCAAAGGGCGCAGTCCTGTTGGGCGTCACACGCCAGGATCTGCTCATTACTCTGGACTTGCATTTGACGTGCCGGGTGCTCAAGTTCCCGTTGGTAAAGAGAAGGAATTAACGGCAAGGGTTCAGTCAGTTCTTGGATTTAAAGGCGCTGGCACGGCATATACGCGCCAGCGTCGTACTGAAAAAGCAGGCGGAGAAGTTGAGACTGCGCAACTACAGGAAAATTTGCGTTTAACAGAAATGCGCACAATCGCGCAGGATAGTTATACGCTCGCCCTGGAAAAAACGAAGAGCTTAATTAAACAAAACATTACATCGCTTTTCCCCGTAGCGGAATTGCAACTTGAAACCTCGTTAATGCGAATGCGAAATCAACTTCTTATGCAGGGAATGCCAGAGGAGTATATTCGCTATCAGGAGGATGTTTTCAAGAAAGAGTACGAGGCAAATGAGGCCAGAAAGGCGCACAGTGAAACAATTAATTATTACAAAACACAGATCAATGCCTTGCAGGAAAAACAAAGCAAAGGAATTGCTTTGACCGCCGATGAGGCAAAATATTTGAAATATGCAGAGGATCAAATCAAAGAGAATACAGACGCACTGCAAACTCTTACTGAGCAGCAAAAACTGTATCAAATTGCTTCTCTTGAAAGCGCCATTGCAACCATGAAGCAGGCAGATGCTCTTAAGGCAATGGAAGAAGTGTCTGGGCGCATCAACGATGCTGTGACGGGAGTAACTGACACCTACAAGAGCTTGTTCAAGGAAATCGCAATGGGCGAAGATTCGGTGGAGGCACTGAAGAAAGCTCAGCAAGCGCTTGCAGATCAATTCTTGACCATGGTGTTTGACATGGCAATGAAGCCTGTTGAAGAGTCCATGAAAAATACGCTTGGCAAGATGTTTGGCGTGCCCAACGAAAAAGAACAAAGAGAAAAAACTATTGCTTCAATGGAGGCGCAACTTGCGGAGCTGCAAGCTCATAAAGTGCATCTTCAGAATATTGAGACGAACACTGGCATTGCCGCTGGAAAATCGCCAGTCTCGTCTGGGGTGCCTGCGGCTCCTGCCGTCCCCAATCAAATGACAGCGGCCGGCACTTCGGGAGGATTCTTAACTGGCACTGCGGCTCTTCAAACGCTTCCCTTCAATGGACAAACAGGAGGCATGCTTCAAAATCTTCCGTTTACCTCTGGAGACACAGGATTCTTATCCGCCATTGGAATTAACGGCGAAGAACTATCTGCTTCGATTTCCGAAAGTGCCAATGCTTATTCCGAGCAGCTAAGCAAGGTGGACACTTCAGTGTTTGAAAGCGCAAATGCTCTTGGTACGGCTGGTACAGAATTAGGGAAAGAAGGAGCTGCTGGCAAGAAGTGGCACGAAAGTCTTGGTCAAGCAGTTGGCGGGCTCGGCATGGCCGCTGGCGCTGTCATGGGCATTGTCGCTGGTATTAATCAAATCAAGGAAGGAGGCACGTCTAATGTGCTTGGCGGCATTGGCATGATTGCTTCCATGGCTGGCAGCTTGCTGGGCAGCTTTGGGGGTCTATTCGGCGGAGGAGGCGGTGCTAGCAGCATCGTGCAAGGTACTGATATTCCGATTGCTCAGATGCCTGCCGGAATGCAGTTTGCAAATGGCGGCGTCGCTTTTGGCGGCTTCCGTGCTTTTGCAAATGGAGGAACCGTTAGCGGCCCAACCCTTGGCCTTGTAGGCGAAGGCAAGTACAACGAAGCCATTGTCCCTCTCCCAGACGGTCGTTCCATCCCCGTGCAGCTTGGTGGGCGTTCTGCTCGTGACCTCATGGGCAATGGCGCCCCTGGCATGCCTCAAGCGCCTTCTCTGAGCATGAAGTTTGAAACAACTAAGATTAATGGCGTAGAATACGTTAGCCGAGAACAGTTAGAGCAAGCAATGGCAGAAACTCGCCGTGCTTCCATTGCTGGCGGTGCTAAGCAAGGCATGTCAATGACCCTAGATAAAATTAAGCAAAGTCCGTCCACCCGCTCTCGCATTGGTATCCGCTGATGGCAACATTTCCCTCTATTAGACCAACAGCACGCACCTATAGTCCGGGGCAGTTTCCAACAAAAACTTACCGAGGATTATCTGGGGCAACCGTAAAAAGGATTTTTGGCAATAGGTCTTTTGGCCACGCCATTGAGATGCAATTTACAAACATTACAGATGCAACCACTAAACAAATTCTTGATCATTACTATGGCGAATATGGAAATTACCAACGGTTTGATTTGCCAGATAATGTCTTTTCGGGAATGTCTTCGTCTTTGAAAAGTTCTGTTCAGGCGCCGTCGAATATCCTCTGGGAATATGCTGAACCTCCACAAGTAGAAAGTGTTTTCAATGGGCGCAGCACTGTTACAGTGAGGCTCATCGGTGAATTGAATTATTCATGACAACTTCTCCTACAATTCGAGTGGCGCATTTTGCGTATATACGCACTCGTAATGGTAACGATCACAGATATCAAAATTTCTTTTTTGGAAGCTCTGGATCGTCCACAGCAATTCCTGGCACCGGCTCTCCAGGATATAGTTATGCTCCTTTTCAAGCGCAGGGTTCAACGGCTGCCCTTGGCGGGGACAATCCAACAATGCAGCTTTTGTTTCCCCACACTGCTTTTGCCATCGCTTTAGTAGAAGGAGGCGAGGGAAATAGGCTTAGTCAGCTTGAGCTAAAAACTGTTTGGATGGCAAATACTGGAGATATTACTAATTACGCCGCATATAGCACTGTAAGTCAATTCACTGAATATTACATAGGAGTGGGAGCGGCATTTAGCGATACGACTATTGAACTCCGTTTTAGAAGTGCAATGGATAGCGTTGGCGCTGGCTTTCCTGGCCAGCAGTTATCTAGTCAAAATGCAGGTTTATTGCCATTAAACGCCGATTTGGTGTTGCAATGATTAATGATTTGATTGGACTCTCTTATGAACGCAGGGCGCGTTTTTGTGAGGGGCAAGGCAAAAGTGATTGCTTTATGCTTGTTTGCGAAGTAAGGCGTCGCCTTGGCCTTCATGATTACGAAGAAGAATTTCAATGGGCATACGATGAATATGATGCTGGTAATTTGCCAATGAAGAGAATTATTAGATGGCTTTTTGATAATGGCAAGCGAACAAAAGAAAAAGACGATGGCAATATAGCAATCATTCTTCCGAGGCCAGGAGGTGAAATAGCAGTAGGAGTGGCCTATGATGGGGGAATACTTATGATTTCACGAGGAGGGAGATCATATTGGTCTCTATCTTTCCCATCGTTGAAATTATTCAAAATGTTGCCTGATATTAAGCAATGAGACGCCTCCTTCCTTACGAACGCGCTCTGATTGATACTCTTGGCATCACGGAAGATGAATATTTTCGTTTTATTGCTTACCAAGAGCAATATAAAGATATTAAGGATGGCACAATTTTAGACGTACGCAATGGTTTAGAGGTTGGTACTGTTGCGCTCATTCTTTCCATTGTTGGAACCGTTGCACAAGTGGCTGCCAGTTTACTTGCGCCGCGCCCTCAAGCTTCAGAATCTCCTGCTTTTGCGCGTCAAGCCAGAGAGCGACGCTTTTCTCCACGCTTTGGTTTTGATAGCGCTCAAGATCTTGCACAATATGGAGATCCGGTTAATCTTGTTTATACCGATACTGACATCAATCCCAATGGCGGCGTAAGAGTGGCGTCATCATTGCTTTGGTCTGCCGTGCATAGTTGTGGTGGCAGACAATACATGCAAATGCTTGCGACAATTGGCAGCTCAGGAATTTTAGAAATCGCTGCGGGTCGCACTGCTTTTGGTCAGACGCCTTTGCGGCAGTTTGTCAATGCTGGTAATTGGCTTTATTTTCGAAACGGCGGCCCTATCGTTTTTGACAATCTTTTAAGAGGCGACGCCCTTGATCCGGCGCGATTAGGAAAAAGTGGAGGGGACTTGGCTTATCGTCCTTATGTTATTCCGACTGCACCATTTAATGGCTTCAGCCAGGCTTTTTCTCCGTCTTCATTTTCCACTTTTGGCATAACAAGTCCCATTCCTATCAAAGTGGACATCTTTGAAAGGAACGACGAAGGTAAGCCAATTAAAAGTCCAAACAAAATTACTGTTAGCAATAGAGGTAGTTATTGGCCAGATTTTTACGGTAGCTCTCGAACGCCATTTCCGCTCAACCATCAAATCACTTTAAAGATTGCGCAAGCGAAAGGCGGTAGAGATTTAGCTGATAAGGCAGCAGAAGAAGAGCGTATTGCAGCCGCCTCTTCTATCGACGGAGCGAGCATTTACAAACTTGGCAGCACCAAGTTCAAAGTGGTGTCGATGGTGGGAAGTGAGGATGTAAATACTGGCGATCTTGACGTAACTCTGCAGTGCATTGAAAGTGGATTTGGTCCAGAAGAAGACTACGAAACAGAGAGCACTTTAGAGCAAGAAGATGAATTTAGCGCTCTTTTAATTAAACTAATAGCAGAAAGGGATCGTCTTAGGACTTTATTTAACCCAACAATTACCGTTCAAAATTTAAATAATAGGCAGCGAGAAGCATATAGTCGCTTCGTAAATCATTACATCAGAATCGAGCAGTTGCTTGATGATATGTTGATGTATAAGCGCGTCAACAAATCAGAAAGAAGAGAGCTAGATGAATATGTGCTGACCAACGAAAGCTTGTTCACAGATAACAGTGTAAATCTTGCTCAGCAAATTTCAAACGAAGAGAACAAACTTGAAGAGCTTCGCGAAGAAATCACTGAAATCAGAAAAAAAGATAAACCAGACAGTGAGAAAGGGCCATTAATTGATGAGAAACGCAGAAAAATTGCCGAAGTAAAAGACAGCTTAAAGGCTAACCGTAGGAGGCTGGAAAAAATAATTGAGCAAGATCAATTCTCTGATCAAGCACTATTCAACTATATTCGCGAGATCGAAGATGTTGTTAATGATATCGACGCATCTTTCAGGGATATTGCCGGTTATCAGGTTGTTAGCGATACAGACTTTAAGCCAATTCTTAACCAGAGAAAACAACAAGGGCAACTTGGTGCAAAGCAAGAGCGCAAGATTATTAGAGATGTTCGCAATATCATGCGAGAAGTTGAATCAAGGATTGCTTCTCTTGTTCAAATCGACCAAGCTGCTATTGATGCATTTAACGCGGATCTTCAAAGACAAATTGATGCCATCAATGCTCAAATTCAGCTCATTAAAGATACGCTAAAAAATCCAGAAGGTCTTAACGACTTTTTGGTTGCTAAGTGTCTAACCAAAATTCAAGAAGCATCTTATGAAACCGTGTCGGCATGTAAAGTAGTGAACTTTGCTATTAAAGGCAAAGCTTACATGCGAGTACAAGGCAGACAAAAGAAATATGGAGAGGTGACAGTTGATGGCTATAGGCAGTCTGATAATGGCATTAAAAATAGAAGTGCTTTTTTCTTGATGTTTGTCCGGGAAACAACCACTCAGAACTGGTCACTTGTCCCTCTAATTTTTGCTTTACGTAGAGCTGCTGATAACGATTATTTCTTCCCATTGTATTTTGAAGCGCCCGACTCATCAAAGCGATGGGCGTTTCGTTTTGAACCAGTTTTTGACACGCCTTCTGAAATGCGTAAATTTGGCGTGTTGCCGTTTGCTTATTTATCTGGAGGACAAACATCTGCCGCTATTCGGACAGTTGGTATCCCTGGTGGACTAGGAAGCATTAGTTTCTATGGAACCACTAGGAATCCAGATCCTGGTAATTTGCCGCCTAAGAATAATAGTCCATTCGCCATAGATGAATGGACGCTATATCCCCCATCAGTTGTAACTGACAATGATACGGATACTGGCGCTTCCAAGGTCGTTAAGGCTTGTTCATCAGATGCAAATATTGCGTTTTCATTTGATAATGGCCCAGAGTTTGAAATTACTGCCGTCACAGAGCAGCAACTAGAGTCAAACTATTCAGCAAAATATCCCAATATTTACAAAAATTTAACTCTGCTTGGTTTCAACTGCTTTAGTGGACAGGGCGTACGCAGTCTTCGTTCATTGAGTGTTTTTGTAACAAAAGGAAAAAGCGTAAGACGATTGGACGAAAACAGTGGATCTTATCCATCGTCTCCTGATGGTCCTAGTAATTTTGCATCTGACATCTTCCTTGATACTGTTCTTGATGCGCAAAATGGCATTGGTAAATTTGCAAATGTGGCAGGCATCGATCTTGTCTCGTTGGCATTGTCCAAAAAAATGTGTAGAACAATGGGCTATTACATGGATGGTGTAATAGCTGATGTTACTTCTTGGCGGGAGTTTTGGTCAGAAGTGGCACCTTACAACATGCTTGAATTTGCGCGGATAGGAGGACGTGACACTCTTATCCCAGCATTGCCTGTAAATAGCTCTGGAACAATTAATAGGCAAATTACAATTAGCGCGTTGTTTAATCAAGGCAACATTCTTGAGGACAGCTATAAAGAAGAGTTTTTAGATTATGGCGACTCAACTCAGGACTTGGTAGCCACCATTATTTATCGTGCTCCAGAAGCAAATGGAGTGTTTCCTAAGAATACAAGCCTTACCGTCAGTCTTCGCGATGTAAATGAAAACGATGCAAGAAGGGTGTCTTTTGACTTGTCTCAATTTGTTACTTCTCGCACTCAAGCATTGCACTATGGCATGCTGATGTGTCTTTTACGTCGTCATGTAAGAAGAGCAGTTGAATTTAAAACTTTTCCAACGCAAGCTCCGGTGCAACCAGGATCTTACATTTATGTGCAAACAGATGAGAATCGCTGGGACAATATTAATAGTGGAATAATTGAAGCCAACGGCGCATTGAATACTCCTGCATCAGAAATGCCAATCAATGGCACTTTTAATGCATTGCTTTACGATGGTGTGTCTCAAGTGGCCAATGTTAATTCTGTATCTGTTTCAAACAGCACTGCATCTTCATTAGCTGGCTACAAAGGATGGCTTTTTGTTCTTGGCACGTCTTTACGGTCTAGGCGAGTATTCCGCGTCACTGAAGTGGAACTTAACGAAGAAGGCGAAGTAACAATTAGAGCATCGGAACATCCTTGTGAAGAAAGTGGAGGCCAAACTCTTTCTCTCATTGCCCGTCAAGATCCTGGATTGTTTAACATAGTTGGCTAACGTAAAACCTTGCTAGCATAATAAAAAAGTTTTAGACAAATGCCTTTTTATACTGGCCGTACTGGCAAGCTAAAGCTTAGCGGAAGCTCAGTGTCTAAGGTGCGCAACTGGACCCTTGACACGTCTGTAAACATGCTGGACACCACGGCATTGGGAGACACTGCAAATACATTTACTCCTGGTCTATTTAGCGCCACAGGCAGTGCTTCCTTGTCTTATTACAATGGTGATGCAACGGATGTAACCAACTTGCTGGAACGTATCGCCAAGACTGGCGCTATCACTGATAGTGATTTAGTAAATCTTACCTTTGAAGTGGGAAGCGATCAGTATTTTACGGCCAATGCCTTTGTTAATAGCGCAAGCATCTCTTCTTCTACAGACGAACTGACAACTGTTTCATTTAACTTTACGATTAACGGCCCGCTGACCAACGTCATTCTTAGCGGCACGGCTGGATAAGCAATCTTTTTTCTTGTTGTTCGTACAATAAAATGATGATTGCTGAGGCCTAATGACATTCTTTGTTGGTCATACAGGAGCTATTAAGCTTCAGCGAAGCGGAGAGCGGGCGTTTTCCGCTACTGTTCTTCCGGATGATATCAATACTCTTTTAAATCGTTTTAGTTTTGACGGAAGTGAATCTAATGTTATCACTGGAGATTCTTTAGAAATTTCTACGGAAGACCCTCGTGGTCTTTTGTTTATTCCTGCAACATTTTGGGAAATTCCTGGTCCTGATGTTGATGGCTACAGTCCTGCGGTGTTTGCATCGGGAAGCACTGCGGGGATACCTGGTTATAGCGATGATGAAATTAGTACAACAGCTAATTTACCACCAGAAGGATATGACGAATTTAGACTGAGTGATTATGTCATTCAAAACAATCTTACGGCATATGCTCACATCAATGCAGTTGGAGGAATAAGGCTTTTCCGCACGTTCGCAGATGCAGTAAATAATGAACGAGCCAGTGAAATTAGTTTAGCCGCATTTTACGGTGAGCCATTAAACGTTAATATTGCCATTCAAGACACTCGTTATAACACTTTAGGATCTGTTGTCTCTTTCGAGATTAATACTGACAGAGCTGCGATGGAGGTAACCAGCTTGTCAGATGCGTTTAAGCAGCAATATTCTGCTGGTCTTCTCAGTGGCAATGGTAGTATCGAATGCTTATTTAGTTATGAGACTGTAGGGACAAACGATATTCCACTGTTTCTTCTGCAAGTGATTAACCGCTTAGATGTCGGAAGTTCTTTTAGAGCGTTACTTTCTTTATCTTCTATTGAGCAATCAGCCAGCTTCAGGGAAGAAGTGTACTATGAAATTGAGGCTGTTGTAACAAGGGCTGGCGTCACTGTTAACGCTGATGCACTAGTGGCCTGCTCCATTGATTTTGTAACCACTGGAGAGTTTAGACTGCGTGTTGGCGTGCCACCAGAGTATATTCTTCAAGAAGATGATAGCCTTATCGAACTTGAGCAAGGCCTTGATTATCTGCTTCAGGAAATTACGGACTAAAACGGGGAAAGATTGGCTGTCAATAATAGCTATTATCGTTTAAGACTAGACTGTATTTAGCTTTGCCTTTCTAAGAGATGGCCGATCAAAGAATTACGGAACTCACCGAACTTGCTCAAGGAGGCATTGCTGCAAATGACGTGCTGCCTATCGCAGACGTAAGTGCAAGCCAAACCAAGAAAGTACAAGTAAAGAGCTTAATTCAAGCAGGTTTTAACCTTGCAGATGGCTCAACGCTAGATATTTCCAAAATCAATCAAGGCAGCGTTGCCAAGCTTGGCACTGCAGCCATTGCTGATAATGCTATTACTTATGGAAAAATTCAGCAGATAAGTTCTACAGACAGATTGCTTGGTAGGTCCTCGGCAGGCGCTGGCAATGTAGAGGAGGTTGTTTGCACTTCTTTTGCACGCACAATTTTAGACGATGCAGATGCTGCAACTGTCCGCTCCACTCTTTCCATTGGCGCTGTTGCTACTGGCAATACTATTAATACAAGTCTGTTAGAAGACGAAAGTGTTACAACCGCCAAATTAGCAAGTGGTAGTGTTACAACTATCAAACTGGCTGATAGCGGAGTGACCGGCGACAAGATTGCCGCCGCCACAATTAGCGGAGTGCATATTGTTGATAGCGGCATCACTCAAAACAAGCTTGCTAGTGGCGCAATTCTTGCTGAGAATATTGTTGATAGCGGCATCACTCAAATTAAGCTTGCCAGTGGCAGTATTGATACTATCAACCTGATTGATAGTTGCGTAAGCACAGTTAAAATTGCTTCTGGCGCTGTTACTGCCGTTAAGCTTAATCTTGCTTCTGGCGATCTTTCCGGAGCAGTAATTACTGCCAGCTCAATTCCCTCTGGAAGCTATGCCGCATCTTCCATTGTTACTGCTGATATTGCAGATGGCGCTGTTACGACAATCAAAATTGCGGACGATAATGTTACCACTGCAAAAATTTTAGATGCAAATGTTACTGCCGCTAAATTAGCCAGTGGAGCAGTCGAAACGGCAAAGCTTGCAGACAGTGCAGTTACCACTGCAAAGACAGCAGACAATGCCATCTCTTTTGCAAAAATTCAAACTATTTCTCCAGATGTGCTGCTTGGCCGCTCAACTGCTAGCAGTGGCAATGTGGAAGAAATTGTCTGTACTTCTACTGCCCGTTCTATTCTTGATGATGCAACAATTTCCGACGTTCGTGCAACATTAGGGCTGGGCACACTCGCTACGCAAAACGGCAGCTTCTCTGGCACGTCAACTGGCACAAACACTGGAGACCAGACAATTACGCTTTCCGGCGATGCCACTGGCACTGGTACTGCCGGCATTGTGGTGACCATTTCAAGCAATGCAATTACTACCAGCAAGATTAACGATGGTGCTGTAACCACTGCAAAAATTGCTGACAGTGGAGTTACAAGTGCCAAGCTTGCAGATAATTCAAGCACGGTAATTGCAGGATCATCTCCCATCGGAAATGGTGCATTTCTTGGTCAGCAATGGTTCAATACAGGGAATGGTTATGAATACACATGGAATGGAAGTTCTTGGCAACGGCAAGCAACCTTATCAACTGCTGTTATTTCTGGTGATACTGTTTACAGCTTTACCACTTTATACCCTGATGCTTTTAGTGCTGAAATAAGCCCAAGTCTCAACACGCAAGCAGCCGCTCGCTTCTTTGCAGGACCGGCAAGCGGAAGTTCAGACGCCGCTCCCACTTTCAGGGCAATTAGTGCAAGTGATCTCCCTAAGGCCACAACGACAGCATTGGGCGTGGCTCAAGCCGGCACTGGCCTTGTCACAGTGAGTGGCATCTTTAATCACTCCAATAGCGTTGCTTCTGGGATCTATTACAAAGTTACTGTTGACGAGCAAGGGCACATAACCGCAGGTGAAGCTTCTTTAGTGGAAGCAGATATTCCTTCATTGTCAGCATCAAAAATTGTCACAGGCACTTTTGGTAGTGGCTTTATTGGCGACGACGCTGTAAGGGGAAGCAGCCTCGCTGATTATTCAGTGAGCAAATTTGGTGAGGCATTGCCTAATGCGGAATATATTGGACAATTCTTCTTCAATCCATTGGAGAAAGATTTATATCTATGGGATGGAAACGTTTGGAACCCTGTTGGAATTAGTGTTGGCCAAATTATTTTTGGTGGCACTTATAACGCAAGCGGAAACACTATTGCTAGTACAAGTTCTGATGGTGCTGCTGCTGGCCTAACAGTTGGTCAACCATTGCCTTCTCCTTCTGCAACATTCAATCGCTACTACGTAGTTGTTGAAAGCGGCGGCACTGGTACAGCCCCCGCTCCCACCACATTGTTGCAGCCGCCTGACATATTGCTTTGCAACGGCACAGCATGGGTGGAAGTGGATGTTAGCTCCACTTATACAGCACAAGCTGCAGTGAACGTGGCGTTCACGCCAGCCGCAAGTCTTGGAAGCACCAATGTGCAGGCAGCACTAGAAGAAGTGAGCAATGAATGTCGCAATGTTAATAACGTTGCTAGCGGCATTCTTGATGAAGCATATGGTGGTACAGGCACCAATTCTTATACGAAAGGTGATCTGTTAGTCGCCAGTGGTACTGTTGCTTTAACAAAACTTGCAGTGGGTACTAATGGTCAAGTGCTCACGGCAAATTCAGCACAAGCTGCAGGCATGCATTGGGTGACACCTGCAAGCGGCACAGTGCTTTCCGTGAGTGTGAATTCTCCACTAACTGTCGTTAGCGGAACCACTACGCCAGTTATTGCTATTCCCGATGCGTCAACAAGCGTAAGGGGGAGTGTTCAACTCACTGATTCGACTTCTACAACAAGCTCATCATTGGCAGCTACTGCCACAGCAGTAAAAAGCGCTTATGACTTAGCCAATGCTGCTCTTCCTAAAGCTGGCGGAACTATTACTGGCGAAGTGGTAATCGGCAGTGCTGGTACTTTACTGTTTGAAGGCTCCACTGACAATGCATTTGAAATTCAACTTGCTGCTGCTGATGCCACCTCAGACAAAGTAGTGACATTGCCAGATACTACTGGCACTATTATTACAACCGGCGATTCTGGAACTGTTACCAATGCAATGCTTGCTGGAAGTATTGCGGATACAAAGCTGAGCACTATTTCTACTGCAGGAAAAGTTAGCAACAGCGCCACTACTGCTACTAGCGCCAATACTGCAAGTGCGATTGTTGCTCGCGATGCTAGCGGTAATTTTTCTGCTGGTACTATTGACGCCACCATTGATGAAGGCACTTTCTAATCATTAGAAAACAAAAGCCTTTTAGAATTGCAAGAGACTAATTAGTCTCCCTCAGTTTTTGAAAGGCTTTTAATTATGGCTGGCGTTCTTCAGCATTTACGTTCCTCGACGCTGGATAAGCGTCCCAATCCGGCATCTATGGTTGATGGTCAATTGGCCATTAATTATGCAAGCGGAAGTCCGGGGGCATTCTTTAAAGACAGCAATGGAAATTTAGTAAAAGTGGGGCCTGTGCATGTGGGCAGTGGCGCGCCCAATGCGAGTCCAGCAAGTGGAGGCACCGCCGGTAATTCCATTGGAGAACAATGGCTTGATACAAGTGGTGGCACGTATGTATTTAAAATTTGGGATGGCGCTGCATGGCGCAGTGAGGCTGGTGAATTTGTAAATAGCACTGGCGACACAATGACTGGTGCGCTGGTGATGGACAATCAGCAGCAAGTTAGATTCCGTGAGACCACGGCAAATGGTACAAACTATGTAGCTCTTCAAGCACCAGCATCCGTTGCTTCGGACAAGACAATTACTTTGCCTGATGTAACTGGCACAGTTATTACAACTGGCGATACTGGCACTGTAACCGGCACGATTATTGCTTCCAGCACTATTACTAGCTCTAATATTGCTTCCGGCACTATTACTAGCTCTAATATTGCTTCCGGCACTATTACTAGCTCGAACATCGCTGACGGCACCATTGTCGACGCCGATATCAGTGCTAGCGCAGAAATTGCTGTTAGCAAGCTTGCTGACGGCAGCGCTCGTCAACTGCTGCAAACCGACGCCGCTGGCACTGGCGTTGAGTGGACCAGCAACGTTGATATCCCTGGCGCACTCGACGTTACCGGTGCGGCAGTATTTGATAGCACCGTAAATGTTACTGGCGCGGCAACAGTTACCGGCAATCTGACTGTTGATACGAACACGTTGTTTGTTGATGCCGCTAATAATCGAGTAGGGATTGGCACTACTCCCGAATCAATTTTCCACGTCAAAGTGGCAACAAATGAGAACATTCGCTTTACCGGTGGTTCTGGCGATACGCGCATTGCGTGCCTTAACGATGCAACTTCCGCAACCACACAGCTAAGTATTCAAGGCAGCCCTTTGCTATTTAGAGGCGCAGGCGGTACAGAAGTTGGGCGTTGGGACACGTCCGGCAGGCTCTTAGTTGGTACGGTTTCTAGCCCTGCGTATCAACTGCAACTCGCAACGGATTCCGCTGGTAAGCCGTCAACAAATACCTGGACGATTGTTTCCGATGAGCGCATCAAGGAAGAGATCGAGCTTGCCGATCTTGACCTTTGCTATGAAGCTGTCAAAAACATTCCACTGAAGCGCTTCAAGTGGAAAGACGAAGTTTACACAGAAGAGCAAGCATACGACCGCCGCAAGCTCGGATGGATCGCGCAAGACGTTGAAGCCGTATTCCCCAAGGCAGTTCGTCAGCATGAGTTCAAGTACAACCAAGTCTTTGAGGAGGTTGTGATTCCTGCTGTTCCGGCAGAGCTGGACGACGATGGCAACATCATCACTGAAGAACAACCAGAACGAATCGAAAAGGGCGAGCTGATCAGCGAAGAAGTCATCGAAGACTGTCGAGACTTGAACAGCGACCAGCTTTATGCCGCCATGTACGGCGCGATCCAAAAGCTAATCAGCAAGGTAGAGTTGCTTGAAGCAGAAGTGCAAGCGCTGAAGGCTGCATGACACCTAAAGAAAAGTGGGCGCTCTTGAAGTGTTCGGTATGTAAACAGTTGTTGCCTGCCGAACATTTCTATCCGCTGCGTAGCCGGACAAACGGCAAGCGTGATTCCAATGGTGTCATTCGCTCCTGCCGTTGCAAGGATTGCCAGAACAAGGACTACCTGAAGCTGGATCCACGGAAAAAGCTGTTGTATGCAGCACGGAAGCGGGCGAAGCAAAACGGCCTGGACTGCACTATTACCGTGGACGACATCGTGATTCCAGAGTTCTGCCCTGCTCTCGGCATCGAACTGGAACCAAGAGTTGGTGCTGGCAGGTCAAATCGTGAAGAGATCGGCTCTTCGCCGAGCTTGGATCGAATTGACAACAGCAGGGGCTACGTACCCGGCAACGTAGCGGTGATCTCGTTGAGAGCAAACATGATTAAAACAGATGCCACCGCTTGTGAACTCAAGGCAGTAGCTGCCTACATTGATAGCCAGCCAAGCTGACAAGTCCCCTTCACTGCTCTCTCTTGGCGGCTTCCCTAAGAAGCCGCCTTTCTTTTCATTGTTAAACTAACAAAGACCATTCTTTTAAATCATGGCGATCACTTACAATTGGGGCATTAGCCAGCTTGAGCGACAGCTAGCCGATGGTATTGTCTACACGGTTCACTATACGATTTCTGCGGATGATGGCACTTATGCCAGTTCGGCGTATGGAAGTCTTGGCCTTGAACCCCCTGATGAAGACGACGAAATTCCCTATGCTCAGCTCACCCCTGAAATCGTTACCGGCTGGGTGAAAGAAAAGTTTGGCGATGAGAAAGTGGCAGAAATTGAAGCCGCTCTTGCAGAGCAAATTTCTCAACAGCGCACTCCGACCACTGGCACTGGTCTTCCTTGGAGCTAATGAATGGCAGCAAAATCTAAAGTTGGCATTAGCGGGCAAAAGCTTCATTCTCCTAATCGTCGCAAGAAGACTAGGCAAGGCAATGGAGCAAATAGTAAAGCCTCTCATGGGCGAAAGCTTATGCGAGGCCAAGGTAAATAATTACGAGGCCGAAAGGCCTCTTTTCTTTTGGCAGTACAATGAAAGAAAGCATTATTTCTCATGGGCCAAATCATTGCCGGCGGCGAACAGTTTGAAACTCACATTCAAGCTGATTATCGCGGACAAATTTTAAAAACTGGTCCCGACAGTGGAGCCGTTGATGCTTTTGGTCGTGCTCGCACTAGCGCTCCTTATACGCTTTTTGATAGCACAATGCGTTATGACAAACGTAGTGATCAATGGTTTGATCGCATTGTCGGCGGCGGTACAGTCACGTATTTAACTAATCAAAGCAGTGTTGCAATGACGACTACCACTGCATCGGGAGATACTGTACTTCGTAGAACCAAGCAATATTTTCCTTACCAGCCAGGCAAGAGCATGATGACCATGCAAAGCTTTGCTGGCGCCACTCCTGCCTCTGGACTTATTCAAGAAGTGGGAATGTTTGACGATCAAAATGGCGTGATGCTCCGAGCTAGCGGCACTACTTTGCAGTTTGTAGTTAGAAGCTACACGTCTGGATCAATAATTGAAGATGTTGT